CTTTCCAATAAAACCAAAATATTTAAGTTTTTAGCCTTTTTCGCCCTGTTTTGCCCATTTTTTGCCTGTTTTGAGCACTATGTCAATTTGTGTGCACATTTTGGCGCATTGCATAGGCATAGTCAGCTTGGGTGTAGGTGCGCTCACCTTCCATCGTCCAATGTAGGTAGTTACCCTTACGCTCTTGCGCTGTCTTGTGACTGTGGTCAGCTTGACAAAGGCTTTGGAAGATGTTGTGTAGAAAAGCGTGCTTGCCTATGTGCTTCCAGGGGAACACATGATCTACGTGCTGTGCGGCTTCTATACGCCCTCTAGACAGGCAGGCTTGGCATAGGGGCTGTATTGATAGCTGGCGTTGTCTTACGCTGCGCCAGGCCGGTGTCTGGTAGATGCTATCTGTCTGCCTAGCCTCTAGGTTGTCTTTGCCGCCGTGTTTGATGCAATAGCTGTTTAGCTTGCTTCTTGGTTCTTTGCATCCTAGTTCGCTGCACTTAGTGTTACTGGGGTACGTTGGCATTGGAGCGTGAGGGTTGGTGATGCACCACCGCTGTGTCGAGGGAATCGACCATCGCCTGCTTCTCACGCTTGGGATATGGCTTTGCCAATAGTGCAATTTTAACACTCATGTCTTTGTCAAGCGGCATCAAGTATCTGTGTTTTCCCATAGTTTTAATTATTTTGCACTCACTTGGCTTAACAGTTTTACGTTGTTGCCCTTGTTGTATATTCCAACCTTTTTCGCTGACTTGGCGCGAATGAAGTCTTTTCCCTTTGTGCCAATATTCTATGCCTGCCGCTGTATCGCCGCAATAAACCCAATTTCCTGCTTGATAAACACCGCCATAGTGTCCATATTGAGGGTCTGCAAATGAGACAATTAATCTTAAATCTGGGCTATTTTTTTTTAAAAACATTAATGCAAATTTAATTATTTTGCTTACTGTGTTTTTGTGATTTGTTAGCGCAATTCTAGTTAATTCGCCACCTTCGTCTTGTTTTAATCCGTACGGTGTCATTAAATTTGAAGATGCACCTCTGCTAAAAATTACAACGCCAATAAATTTACCATCTTCCCATGCGCCAATTTTTACTAACGGCGGCACTGGAATTGATTTACTGTAATGCCAATGTGTGCAAGCATATTTAGCAGCCTCATGGCTTGCCCAATCTATTTTTAAATTAGGCTTGTCTTGCATCAAATTCTTTTCCGCAATGAGGGCAAGCAATCCATTTAGGGTCTAATTGATCTAACTTGCCTTGATCGTCTTCAGTTGCTACATCAAAATTAGGTGTTTTTAAAGCATTAATGTCATCAATTGTAAAGCCAGTAAAGCTAAGATCAAATCCTGCTTCTTTTAAATCATCAATTTCAAGCGACAGCATCTCACTATCCCACTCAGCGTTCAGCGCCAGCTTGTTGTCTGCAATGATGTATGCCCGTTTCTGAGTTTCGCTCATGTGGCTTAATTCAATGGTGGGCACTTCGGTTTCGCCCAGCTTATGCGCTGCCAATACCCGCCCATGCCCAGCAATAATGCCGTTTTCGCCGTCTATTAGTATGGGGTTTGTCCAACCAAATTCCCGTATGCTGGCTGCTATTTGGGCCACTTGCTCGGCGCTGTGCGTGCGGCTGTTGCGTGCGTAGGGGATTAAATCCTCTGTTGCTTTGTACTGTATTTCAATCATTTAATGCCTTTATTGTTTTTTCGTGGGCTGCTTGCCACATATCTTGCCGTTGTTGTTTGGTTAATTTTACGCCTTGGTCAATTTCCCAATGGCATTTTTGGCACAGTGCCGCCACAAGATTGTCGTCTGCTTTAATTCCCCGTCCCTTACCGCCGCCCCAATTTGTATGTGCTGCCTGCACCATTTCCCCGCTGCCGCAGTGCTGGCAGTCTAGCAGGGCTACACGCTTTAGCAATGCTTTGTCTCTGAAGTAAACGTGTTTAGGATACATCAATGCCTTTTAACGCTGCCCAGGCCAGTAGGAATTCAATAAAGTCACTGCTTTCGCCCGTAGTGAATTTGTGGCTTTGCAGGCCAAGCTGGACAATGCGCTCGCCATCCAGACTCGGGCAGACCTTGCCAATCTTTCTGTTTGTGTCGTGCGCCCATTGGTCAACCAATAATCTTTTCCAATCGTCTGGCGTCCAAGTGCTGCCTGCTGTGGCCATTTGTTTGCTGATTTTGCCAATTAGACTGTGAAACATTGCGTTTTGTTCCACGCTACGCCTGCTTTGCTTGATCTCAATTGTCATTTTGTGGCCTGCCATTAGCATGGATTTGAGCGTAGGCCAGATCACAGTCATCATCTCTTTGTGGGCCTGGACAGGTTCCCAGACTGCAATCTTCATTGTTTTTCCACCTGCGGTTTTCTAGAAATGCTTTGAAATGCAAATTGCTGCGGCTCTTTGTACCCACAATTTAAAGCGTGTTTATTTGCTTCATGCAATCCAGAATATGCCCAACCGCAAAGCGTACAAACATAATATGGGGGATTGCCTAACGCATCTAGCTTACGTTCAATCACATTATTTCCTTAATTAAAATATCCACGCCAGCATTTTCTGCATACCTTTTGGTTGAGTGCAAATTAACCACCTGGTCATCATCCTGATAAACAATGCCGTTCATGCCATCCATCATGCTTTTGATGATGTTGTCCAAGTCTGGTTTCTTGCATGGCCTCTCCAAGCCACTTAAACAGGCCTCAGTGCGTTTTTTGGAGTAGGACTGGGGTACAGGTAGCCTGACGTAAATAAACGCCTCTAGCGCCGTTTTAAGCGGTTCACTGCTGCCCATTGCTTGCAAAGCGTAAAACCTGATTTGATCTTCGTAGCTTGCAGTGGCTGCATCGGTGTAAGTTTTGACAAAATTACCCCGCCGTGCAAATCGTGGCCTGCCCTTCCCGCGGGGTGGCCCTGGCACTTCAAAACAAATTTGCATCATTTCATGGCCCTAATTTTTTGGTGAATCATCAACGTTATTCCTGGAAAATCCTGTTCCAGTTCGGCAAACCGTTGCACCAGGTAATCCCGTCGCCCATCTTTCTGCGCTTGGTCGCCACCAGCCAAGGCCATCTTTGCATAAGTCTGGGTCAATGTCTCCAACCAGGCCAAGTGCGGTTGTAATGTCTGCGTAGGTGTGATTTTGTCCATCACGCACTTGATCTAGCAGCTGGTGGGCCTGGTAGTAATTCACCATTTTTCCTTGTTGTACCAGGTGCTGACTGTCGCCACGCCTGGGCTGTTTTTGTCTGCCAGATATTGCTGATAAGTCTTGGTGTTGCCAACCTTTGGCTGCTGCCACTGGTGAAAGCTGCATTTGGGCATCTGCCCGTCCAGCTTTACGCTCCAGCGGCTGGTACACCCGTCTACGCTGCACAGCAGATCAGATTTGCCCTCGGGGATTTCCTCTTTTTTAAAATTAGTTAGTGCCATGATATTTTCCTTCTACGATTTTGGCAAAGTTGCTGGGCTTAAGAATCCACTCTAGATCGGCAATAAACGGTCTACCGTCCTTGCTGTTCACTTTGCCGATCAAGAATTTAGATTTTTGGATGTGACCAAAGAAATCATTGAACCAGTCCAGCACGGCGCTTGCGCTGATCGGCTTGTCTTTGCCTAGTTCTGATGCCACTTCGCGCCAACGTTGCCGCAGGTAGCCTTGCCGGGCAGCATTCCAGACTTCAACCCGGCGCAGTGTTGGTAGCTGCTGGTGGTACAGGTCAATGACTCCCTGGTGGTTGCAATCAGGAATTTTTACCTCTGGGCCACCGGCAGGTGGACATATATCTGTATTCTTATGGTTATTGGTTTCTAGTTTATAGTTTATAGTTGCCTTTGCGATGGGTTGCGAGTCGGTAGCCACTGGGATACCCACTGGGTTCTTTTTGCGTCCACCAAGGCGTCCATTCGCCCTGTTTTTCTCAGCCATAGCGTGGTAGTGTTGTATTAAGTCATCACACTTAGCGTGAAACCATCCATCCTCATGCTTAACAAACATATCTTGTAAGACTTCATCCGCCACTTTTATTGCCACTCGCAACCGCTTGGCAACCCACTGGGTATCCAGGGGTATCTTGTTTTCAGTGTCGTAGTACATATCCAAAAGACGGCGGTAAGCCAAATCTTCTTCGTTGGATAGGTGAGCTGTTGCAGCCCTATAGTCGCCTATGTTGAATTGGTAGTAGTGCATCACGGCCTCCAGTCGGCCCAACCATGCACTTGCAGCACTAAAAATCGCTCGGTATCACAAGTTTTTGCTAAACGTGTGGCCTCCTTGATTGCAGCATCAAATGAATCGTGATAACAAGTAAACCGAAACGATTTAGCTGACCTAGCCTGCCGCATTACGACAAACTTTAAAGCAATGTTTTCTAGGGGATTGTTGCCAATGAATTTTGGCTTTTTGAGAGTGAGTGTTGCCACTGCGTAACCTTACTGATTTCGGTTGCCGATACTGAAACACTGGTGGCAGGACGGTATCAGAATCGTCTTTTCGGGAGCTACCCTAGCCGTGTTTAACCAATTATAACCTATTAAACCATTCTGGCCTGCTTGCCTGTAGCTGCGCTAAGCGTTTGTCTGGCAATTTGCGCCACTGTGTAACCGCTGCTCTGGTCACTCCCAGGATGCGGCTCAGCATTGCCTTGCTGCCAGCTTTTGCAATAGCGTCTTGCAAGGTCTTTTGGTGAGCCTGGGTGAGATGGTCAAGCGTGTGCATTCGACTATTGTACACTATTTTCTTAGCATCTTTTATATAAAAAAGTTTGGTTTTTTACGTTCTAAATAACAATTCTGTATAAAAAAAGATAAAAAAAGACTTGCAAGGTTAAGAAAATGGTTTACAATAGAGTTATTCCCCAGCAACATCGCAAGGGGTCTTTTTAGGAAAACATCATGACAACTGCAACACAAAATCGTGACCTGACCATGTATGGCGTAGCCAACATTGAGGTATACATTCAACAGGTTAAACAATCCATCACTTACAAATTGTCAGGTGGCAACATGGTTGTTGCTGGTTTGATGTCAGATGCCCAAGAGCTCATGCTTTACAACGATGCGGAACGTGCGCGTCAAACCCTGAACATTGCCAAAGCAATTTTGTTTGCCATCATGGAAGGCGAACTGGTCGGTACTGTTGAGCGTAAATAAACCAAACGGGGCTACGGCCCCAGAAAGAACATCATGAACAAAACTCCCGTCTGGACAACTGGCTACAAGCCTACAAAAGCAGAGCTCAAGGGTCTGTGCAACCATCGTTTCGAGACTGCTGGCGGCCTGGTGCTGGATTGCTACCTGTCCTATGAGGCAGAGGAGCGTGAGACTCAAGACGAACCTGGCTGCGCTGCTGCCGTTGAGTTGATCTGGGCCTTGGTTGAAGGCGTTGACATCAGCGAGGTGCTGGGCGATCTTGCTGAAACGATTGAGGAAGAGGCGATGAGCAATCTGGAAGACCACATTAAATACGCTGCATTTGATCGGGGTGAGGCATGAACTGGCTGGCTGCGGGGCTGGTGGCCCTAGTGATGTCGGCGGCTTACCTGCTCGATGGTCCCAGTGAGCATGACGCCAAAGTGGACACAACAGAAGAGCTCATTCAAAAGATGTGCGGCGAGAACGCAGCCTGGAAATTGCTTGAGGATGGGTCGGTGCAGTGCTACACGCATCGAGGCGCAAAGACTAGGAAGGTGCAACTATGAACATTCATCAAATATTAGATGGCATACACGTTGTTGTTGCCAAATCATACGCAGGGGCAGAGCCTGCCGACAGGTTAGCGTTTGAAGTCGGGATGCTGACCAGTGCGCTGCGAGAAATGGCGTACTTGCTGGAAAACGCTCAGGAACGGTGCAAAGAATTGGAAATTGAATTAAATCAAAAGGAGACTGTATGAAACTGATTGCCACTGCACTGGTCAAGGCACAAAAAGCCTTTGGGCCAGCCCTGAAGACCGCTACAAACCCGCATTTCAAAAGTAGGTACGCTGACCTGGCTGCTTGCGTTGAGGCGGTTGTGGGCGGTTTGAATGACAACGGCATAGCACTTATCCAGAAATACTATGACTGCACAGATGGCGTAATGGTTGAAACAATGTTTGTCCACGAATCAGGCGAAATGCTTGAGTGCGGCATCCTCCATGTACCAGCTGCCAAGCATGACCCCCAGGGCTACGGCTCGGCGCTGACTTACGCCAGGCGCTACAGCTTGATGGCGGCTTGTGGAATAGGCACCGAGCAGCTGCTTTATGAGATTGATGATCCGTCACTTTACCTGCAGCCCGATGTGGTGGCCGACTTTTCCGCAGTGCGCTTTGAGCCAGCCGGCCCAGACCGAGACAATTGAAGAAATAAACACGATTGCCAATCGTGCATATGTTGGAGCCAACCCTGCCGACAGGCTGGCGTTTGAGTGTGGGATGCTGACCAGTGCGCTGAGAGAGATGGCGTACCTACTGGAGTGCACCCAAGAACGATGCAAAGAATTGGAAATTGAAATCACTTACAAGGAATTGATATGAAAATTTACAAAGCAATCAATGCGGTTCAAACAGAACTGTCAACCATTGGCATCACAAAAGATCGCACCAACTCGCAAGGGTCTGGCTACAAATTCCGAGGGATTGACGATGTTTACAACGCAATCAGTCCACTTCTAGCAAAACACGGGCTTTGCATCTTGCCAAGAGTTTTGACCCGTGAATGTGTTGAGCGCATCAGCAAATCAGGTGGTGCATTGTTCTATGTGACGGTGGAGGTTGAATTTGATTTTGTTTCGGCAGAGGATGGCAGCAAACACACTGTCAAAACTTTTGGTGAGGCAATGGATAGCGGGGACAAAGCCACAAACAAAGCAATGAGTGCGGCTTATAAATATGCAGCGTTCCAGGCATTTAGTATTCCTACTGAATCAGACAATGATGCTGATGCTGTTACCCATCTTGTGCAATCAACCGAGGCAACCATTAAAGCAATATTGGCAGACATTGCTGAGTGCAAAACTCATGATGAATTGAAAGATGCTTTTTACAATGGGATTAAAGCAGCAGGCAATAACTCAGCCGCCCGTGAGCAAATCACCAAAGCCAAAGACGCACAAAAGGCAAAACTATGAGCATACTATTTCGGGCCAGTGCACTATCAGCAATCATGACCGATGGCAAGGGTAAAGACGAATTGTCTGTTGGGGCTAAGACTTATGTCACAAAGCTGGCAAAGGAAATGATCTATGGCTATGACGAAAAGGTCAGCAGCAAGTACATGGACAAAGGGTTGATAGTGGAAGACGAATCAATTGATTTGTACAACGCCGTACATCTGACCAGCCATGCCAAAAACACGGAGCGCAAAACAAATGCCTGGATAACTGGCGAGGCTGACATTGTTGCTGATGACCGAATCATTGACATCAAGTCCAGCTGGTGCTTGACCACTTTTCCCGTCCTGGCTGACCAGGGCAGAGATATCGGGTACGAATGGCAGCTACGGGCCTATATGATGTTGTGGGACAAGCCACGGGCAGACATTGCTTATTGCTTAGTCAGCACTCCAGACGATTTGATTGGCTGGGAAAACAAGCAGCTGCACCAAGTTGACCACATCAATCGGGAATTGCGAGTGACCATCGTGCCTTATGAGCGTGATGTGGCTTTGGAAGACAAGATCAAAATCAAGGTTCAAGCAGCGCGGGTCTACTATGACCAAGTTATTCAAGAAATAAGCAAACAACATACCTACTAAGGAAAATCATGGCAATCTCAAAAGAAATTAGCTGCGTAGTCGGCACATACACCAACGCACAAGGTGCAACAAAAAATCGTTATCAACGCATTGGAAGCATTATCCAGACGCAACGGGGAGAAATGCTTAAATTGGACGTTATCCCGTTGAAAGAAGGTGGTTGGGATGGTTGGGCATACTTGAATGACCCAAAGCCTAAAGAGTACCAGGGCTTGCCGAAAGATGATGATGGCGACATACCTTTTTAAGGAAACATCATGGATAACGATGACGAAGACTATGAGCTGGCAAACTGGATGCACCTAATTGCCACCTGCATCCTGGCGCTGTTTGCTTTGGTAGGCATCGCTGGCCTTGTGGGTTATTTGTGGGGAATGACATGAATACAGAAGACAGCGAATTTGAGCGCATTGAGGCAGAAGCCAAGCGCCGGGCAATGGCCGAGGAAGACGACGATACACAAACTTACACGAGTGAGAGTGCAGATGCGTATTCTTATCGCTGCGGGTACGAGGCGGGTGCTGCCGCCATCAAAGAAGCCTTGGCACAGCCAGAGCAACCAAAGGTTCGGACAGGTGACTGCTTGCTAGTAGGTGTTTGCGCTTCAGAAGGCCACAAGATTCAACCACAGCTCAAGCCGCTGAGTGAGGAAGAAATTCAAACGTACCGGCACATGATCGACTGGACGGCTGAATGGTCTTACATTAACTTTGCCCGAGCTATCGAAGCCGCACACGGCATAAAGGGGGAAGCATGACCACACTACGACAAGCCGCGCAACAGGCGCTGGATGCCATACATTTATGGCACTGGGCGGGTGAGACACACCTGCTGATGTCGGCGCATGACGCCCTCCGCACCGCACTGGAACAGCGCCCGTGGCAGGGGCTGACGGATGAGGAAATCAAAGAGATCATCGGGCCGTGGGGCGCTACGCCAGTCAAAGGCTACACCCGCAAGTTGTTTGACCAGATTCAAGCCAAACTCAAGGAGAAGAATACATGAAATACGAAGACATAAAAGACTTCTATAAACGCTGTGACGAACACCCCGAACATCAAAGCGGGATGATTAGTAACTCAATGATTCAAAAGAGGTTACAAGAAGAGATTGACGAACTGCGTGAGTACATTGAAGCCAAACTCAAGGAGCGCAATCATGGATAACTGGCCCTTCCCCACTGAATTGCCACCGGCAAAACCATCTAAACCAATTCCAATAAACCCTGAAAATTATGAGGACGCACCGTTTTAAAATATGACTATTACAGTACTGTCAAAAAAAATTCGCGATGTTTTGGCCCAAGCGCCGGATGGCATGACTGCCAGTGAGCTGTCGTTTGCGCTCAACATTGGGCCATCTCAAATCAGCCGCAGCCTGGCCTTGATGCCTGATGTCTACATCGACCGCTGGGTGCAGACTAGGACCAAGTACTCAGCCGTCCATTGTTTGGCGTTTGTGCCAGATGACTGCCCGTATCCTCGAAATTAAACAAAAGGTCTTGTCCCTAGCTTGTCAATGATGAGCGCTTGACGCCTTGGCTTGTCGGAAATGCTGATGTGCGTCCAGGCGTCAAACTCTCGAATGATCTGGTCGTAGGGCAATTTGAGCAGCGCCCTCACCACAGCGTCTGGCGTCATCCCAGGCACTCGGAAGTCACAAGCTAACCCTTGCCTATGCTGGCTGGTGTCTTTGCTGCCTACGGCGTCATTGACGGCCTTGCTGCGAAACGCTGAGTTAATCATTACAGGCTTGCCGCCCAGCGTGGTTTTGACTATTTCCAAAAACTCAGCCAGTCGCTTTAGATTTGTTAACTCAACAGCGTTTGGCGTGTTGTCCAGGCTGCGGTGGTCAGTGTGGGTCAGTTCCGCAAGGGTGAAATGCGGGGTCATTTTTTGCTCAACAAATCAGTTTTGGCCTGGCTCCCGGCACTAGAACCAAAATAATAAGCAATGATGCCCGTCCAAGCCGTGCCAAGTGACCCTAGCATCATCAGGATAGCAGGGTTGTTGGCGTCTATTTTGTTAAAAAACATCATCACCATGATGGAAAAAAATCCAATGGTCACAGCGCCAGCAAGCAATGGCGGCATCATTGACCTGGTGGCAGACTGCATATCCCTTGCTGACTTGCGGTCCTCCACCTCCAGCTTTTCAAAGTTTAAACCGAGTTCCTGCGCTTGCTTTTGCAGTTCAATTTCAGCGAGTTTGACCTGGGCAATCTGGTCGGCCGTTAGCTTGTTGTTACTAATTAAGTCACCAACCTGGTCGGGGTTTACACCAATGGCCTTGCTGATAGCCGATACTGCCATGCCAGCCAGGGGACCGCCAAGAGCCGTGGCGATAGTCGGTGCAATTTGTTTTAGCCAATCCATTATTAACCTCCTAAATCAAAACTCAAATTAGCATGGCGAGGGTACTGAACTACACGCTCACCCTCTGGGCATTTATATTTAATTGTTGCCAGCAGAGTGGCTGTGCCGGGTGCAATCTTTTCTTTTCTAACCATCGTGAGCTGGTATGTAAAAGTATCAATTGTTGGCCCAGCAGGGCCGCTAAACTTGCTTGCTGTTGTCGTTGCCTCATGCACCATGCCAGCAGCATCCTTGATGCTTGGCGTAAAACTCTCGACTGAGCAGTCGTCACGCTTTTTGATTCGGGCCACTGTCACATTGATGGGTTGATTAGGCTCTGCCACAATCTTAAAATGCTCTGGTGACCATTCCAGAATTGCCCGGTCAAACCAGCCAAACTTGTCTGCCAACGTATACCCGCCGCCAATCGCTGCAATGCTGGCTGCAACTGCTCCGATGGCTTTTGTTACGTCAATCATTTGTCTTTTAGGGTAATCAGTCCCCACGCCGCTTTCATCTTCCATCCCCAACAATTTGCCAAGTCAAATATGCCACCAGGCCAACTATAGACGCCACCAGCGAGGCCCAAAGTCCAATGTTAATAATGTCGCTAATTTCTTCGGCTCTTACCGCTTTGGCATGAGCCACTTCAGCCTCTGCTTTCTTGCGCTCGGCAACCATCCTGTTGCGCTCCAGCATCAAGGCGTTCCAAACATCGTCATTGCCAGACCAAATCAGCATCTGCTTTAACTCATTCTCTGCGTCCTGCAGCTGCTTGAGCTGCATCACTGTTTCAAACGCCACCGCCGTATCGCTCTGACCAAACCCTTTGGGTTTCTTTTTTACTGACTCTTTCGCAATGACATCCTTGGCCTCAAAGAACTTCATCAAGTCGCCACTGATGGCATTGATGTCCTTGCCCATCTTGATAGCTGCTTGAACTCCTTTGATTGCTCCTTGCGCTACCGCAAAGGCTGTGATTGGGTCTATCATTTTTAAGAATTCTCATTACAGCCCTAGCAATTTCTTTGCAAACTCAGCCGCCACACCGGGGCCAAACAGAACGGCAACGATCACCCCATACAGCAAATACTCGATGCGGGTCATGCGTTTGGAGCCATCAGCAAAACTCTTTTGAATACCAACATAACGCTCGGCACAAATTGCCTCATGCGTAAGCAGTTTTGCCTCAGTCTCAGTGATCATCTTTTCGGTCATGCTGGCTCAGGTTTCGTTACTTGCGCCTCGGCCTGCTCTTTGATTTTGACGATAAGAGGCCACACGCCTGATTTGCTGGGCAACTCGCCCAAGGCGTTAAGAATAAATTGCACTTCGTTGATGTCGAGTTCTAGTTTCATGCCCAAGGTACTCCAGTTGCGGTTACGGGATTCTTCTGCAAAGCAATGTTAGCTGCTAGTGCATCTTCTGTGGCTTGTTTGTCAACACCATTAGCCCATACCCATCCTAAAACAGTTTCTTGTGTCAGGGATGCATAGGGCGTTGTTGGCTGACCCTCTGACCATGAGCAGGTCGAGTAGATGCTTGCGCTGTAGTCGCCGTCCACAGCAGTGGCTTGCCAGTGCGCGGTGGTGACAAAACCGTCAGAGGTGCGGCGATCTAGTTGAGAGATTGTCCAAGTGGTGGTCATGATTTACGCTCCTTTAGATTCAAGTTGTGCGACACGGGCACGGAGGGATTGCAGTTCTGCAAGCAGAAGAGGAACAAGAGAGGACACATCCATCTGTTGATACTTTGGCGTTCCGTCTTCGTTCACCGCATCTTTCTCGCCGGTCACTGCGTATGGCGCGTGTTCTTGCGCTTCGTGAGCGACTAACATCGGGCGACTTTGCGTTGCGCCCTTCATCACCCCTTCATAGACCTTGAGGGCGTCAATAGTTGCGCCAGAGTTGGCTACAGGCCCGAGGATGTCTTTGGCTCGATAGTCTGAGGTCGTGTTGTAAGCAACCAAACCAGCGGTGCGATTAAACTCAATCGAACCTCTAAATGTTTGACCTGCGTCGCCGGTGTAAAACCAAACAAACTGGTTATTGCCAGAAGTAGCAGAGTTAAACGAGAGATAAGGAGACTCTCCGCTAACTGTTGACCGTGAAACTACGGTTAAACCGTTTGAATCAACGGACAACCGCGCCGTTCCAATCGTTTGCCCGGTCGTCCCCACCAGCAAGTTACCGCTGGAGTCGATACGGGCACGTTCTTGACCAGCCGTATAGAAAGTTTGGAAACCTCCGTAAGTATTAGGGCCGACATAATGACGCAACTCACCTGAGTTAGCGTTCAAATCTAATTTTGCATACGCTGTATTATCACTCGAACTAGCTCCAATATAATAACCGCGCCAATATGAATTTGTAGAGTTTCGTACAAACACACCTTGTTCGTCGGTTGTGCCATATGCCTCGACACTTCTATAAGGCGAACTCGTCCCAATGCCGAGGTTGCCGGAAGAGTCGAGGGTCATGCTGTCCGCATAACCGTAGTTCCGCGCTTGGAATACAAGATTTGCGGTGTTGTTATCAGCGCCAAGCCGACTGACAATCCGGCCGCCAGCGAAGCCGCCCCCGCTGTTGGTTACTTGAAACTGCAAACCTGCGCCGTAAGACGACGCATAAGCGCCCGAGGTCGTTGCGCCAACCGTGACAACACTCTGATCGCCGGTGTTAGTTGCTCCAGTGTTGTAAAGAACTCGGCCTTGACCAACCACATCCAGTTTTACCGCAGGCGAACTCGTCCCAATACCCAGACCTGTGGAGGTCAGGCGCATTTGTTCGGAGTTGGCAATACCAAACGCCATTACTCCAGTGCCGGGATTTCCTGTGATGTAAGTGTACGAGCCAGTACCCCAAAGGATGTCGCGTCCTGCCGTGGTATTGAAGTTGTACGAGCCACCGGAAATAATCTGTCCGGTCGTTGCAAAATTCGTCCCATCAAAAGTAAGCGCACTCCCCGTAGCCAACACACTAGAACTTGAGGCGTAAACCACACCATTGGCTGTGAATGGCGTAGCACCGCCTAAGTTAGTACCACCATTGGCAGTAGGAAGTGTGCCTGTCACGCCAGTGGTAAGAGGCAAGCCCGTCAGGTTAGTTGCTGTACCGCTAGAGGGTGTACCAAGTGCCCCGCCATTGACGACAAACGCCCCGGCAGTGCCTGTGTTGACGCCGAGAGCTGTAACGACACCCGTGCCTGTAGTTGTGGTGCTTGGCGCTGCACCAGCCCCGCCGCCAATGACCA